TTGCCCTTGCACCTAATTTAATTAGTTTGTTTACTCTAGCCATTGCCCATGCTGACATAGGTATTCTTGGTCTGCTACCTGCTGAAAGAAATGCACCTTGACCTTTTCGATAACTACGTTTCAAATCTGTGATATTAAATAATTTAGATTTTTTTGCTTTTGCTTTGAGTGTAGCAACAACTTTAGCTGATAAAGGTTTTCTTCTAACTGCCATTATGCTCTATTCCTTCGCCTTAATAGTGCTAAAGGTATTCTTGCACCAGATTTATATAAAGAACTAATTTGTTTCAAAAGATTTGCCCTAGCATTTCTTTTTGCACCTTTTAACCCAGAAAGATATTTCTTAGGAATACCAGTTTGTTTATCTTTAGGAACTCTACGAATCTTACGTTTCTTCTTCTTCAACTGTTTGCCCTTCTACTTCTGTGGTTGTGAATTGCCCTCTTACAGTTCTAGCACTATCTATTTCATCATTAATAGTTTTCATCATTTCACTATCATCAATGACAGCTTCTGCTATTTGTTTATCTAATTCTTTATTAAATGTTTCTGATTTGATGCCACTAGCTTTAGCCATTTGTAAGTATTGCAGGTCATTTGCCCAATCTCTTATGTCAAATGTATCTGGGTAGTTTACCTTACCATTCCATTCTTTATCCTGCCATTTAGCAAATAAACTCCAGATTTGTTCTTCTGCATTTTCTAAATAATCTGCTTTTTCTGATAATCTAGCATTTAATAATTGAAATTCAGTCTGTAATGCTATTCCACTAGCTATTTGGTTACCAGTTGCTCTTACAGAACCCATATGGGTAATTCTATCAATGGCATCAACTTTGTTTTGTATACATTTCATAATACCATCTAGGTTTTGCCCACTTGGTTGAATTATGTAAGGTTTTAAACTAGCATCTAAATCTTCTGGAACTTCTATAATTGCTCCTGCACCTGCACTAGCTTCAACATTAGGTGTTTTTACCAGACTTGGGTGGTTTGCTAATCTAATCAACTGTTCTTTTTCTGAATAATCATTGTAAATAGATTGCTGTAGGTAAGCTACATCTGCTAAATCGCTGATTCCAATAGGTCTTTTTGCACCTCTAAGATTATAAACATTTACAGCAGGTATTGTGCCTATTGGGTTTGGTATTTCTTCAATCAATCTAGGTTTTTTATCTGTGTATTCTTCGCTATAATCCTCAAATTCATAGGTCATTATTGCTTCTTCTGTGAATACTTTAATGATTGCTCTATCTGCATTTATATCTTCTACAACAACCAACATATCTAAATAAAATCTACCACTAGCAGAACGTCTGTAATTCCAGTTAACAACATTTTCTGGGGTATATATTGAAACGTAAGGTCTAATATCTTGTGCTAATTCTTCTGCCCTAGTCTTGGCATTTGATTGTGGCTTATCTACAATAACCCAACAATTACCATAAATACTAGCGTTCATTTGAACTTCTCGCATGATTGTATTGAAGTTCCTACCATCTAAATCAGCATCTTCTAAAAATGAAGCTAATTGTAAATCACCATCTAAATCACCATAATCTCTTGTTGGTGGTACTCGCCATAAAAAACTTGTATATATTTGGACTACGTTTTTGCAATGGTTATCTACTGGGGTATGCCTTACTCTAGCATCATATTCTTCTGGTGTTTCTAAAATATATCTATGCAGGTAATAGCCATTTTTATAATCATTACCACCTAAATAACTACGAATATAAAATTCCCAGTTAGCTATATTTGAGTGCCATAAGTCATGTTTGCTTTGTAGAAATTCTTTGTCCATTAACTCCACCTTTTTTGAGGTGTTGCCACAAAATCCCTTCTAAGTGGAAAAGTATATTCAATAAAATAACCTAGAGCATCATTCATATGGTCATATCCACCTTTATCAGGTATGTGTGTTCCCTCTTTATAAATCTGTCTTTCTATAGATTTAATCACATTCTTACATGATTTTAAAATAAACAGACTATTTTTACCATTAACATTTTTCAATCGTGAATTAACAGAGTTAATCCTATCCCTAACCATAGGTGCTGTGTTCCTACATCTTACATCAAATCCTGCATTTTTCAATATACTTATATCAGTAAATCCACCTGCACTAGTTTTTCTTTGTCTGGCACTAGGGTCTGGATAAACAAGTATATTTTTATTTTTGTATCTATTTTTAATTTCTTCACACATTTCTTGGGTATTTGATGAATAAATTTGTATTTCATCTATTACAAAAACAATATCTTTTTCTACAACACAAACTACAGCAGACATAGGGTCTACGTTAAAATCTAAACCTATGTGCAGGAATTGGTGATTTTTATTATATTTCTCAATAATATTTTTATCCCTGCTAAAGTTGTAATAAATCATGCCAGAATAATTAACAAATGTAGCTTCATATTCCTGCTGAAATGTTCTTAAATCTAAATCTTGTTTAGCTTGTTCTATTTCATCTTCTGATACTTGTTCACCATCTAAAGTTGTATATTGGAAACTTTTCCATTCTTTGTTGCTTTCAGCTTGTTTATATAATTCATATGACCAATTACCAAAACCTTTTGGTGTACCACAAAATAAGGCATGACCTTTAGTATCTGACAATGTAGGTCTAAGAACCTCATACCAAGCTGTTTTGTTTATGTCTTGAAATTCGTCAAGTATAAGAAAATTTAACCCAACACCTCTAAGACTACTTTCATTATCGCTTCCCCTAAGTGTAATCTGGCTATTGTTTTTCAATGTTAATGTTAAATCACTATGGTTTATACTCTTTACCCATTTGTGATAAATCATCTTTTCTTTTAATACTCCCCAACAAATAGCTTTAGCTTGTCTATAACTGGGTGCAACATACCATATTTTTTTATTCGGAATACTTGCAAACTTAGCTATTTCATTAATTGCTACAAATGTTTTACCAAATCTGCGACCAGTAATAAGAACCCTGAACCTTGAATCATCTTGTATTACATTCTTTTGAGGGTTTGTTAATGGCATTATTTTCGACCTCTATTTAATCTGATAGACCTAATTCTTAAATTTTTAATTTTATTATCTCTAGGATTACCATTTTTATGGTCTATATCTTTACCTTTAATAGCTTTCAAACCTTTTATTTTTTTCATAATACGTCTAGCTTTATTTCTGCTTGACCTATTTTTAATTTGTTTTGGTTTGGAATGATAAGTCTTATATTCTTTTTTGTAGTTTCTCATTAATCAGCAGACCATACTAAAGGTTCATCTAATTCTGCTGTTTCTAATCTATCTTGCTGACCTAAAATATTCTTACCTAGAAATATTTGCATGGTAACATTGCCCTTATCTGCTGACTTCCATTGCAACTTTCTAAGTTTTATTTTCATGTCTGCTCTACCTTTTGTTAGAAATTCGGAATAACTCTTTCTAATAAGGCTTTCATCACAACCAAAAAAGTCTGCTATTTCTACGTTACTACAACCATAAGATGCTAATTTTTTTACTTCGTTTTCTTTAATATTATATTTTTTTGGTCTTGCCATTTCCTAATTTCCCTTTAGTGAGGTAATTAAGATTTATCTAATATTTTTCAAAAAATCCACAATATTTTTAATTTTCCTACATTTTCGGCTTGATTTAAGAGCCATACAGTAGAGGTAAAGCAACTGCCTAGTATGATTGTACCTCTAAAATTAAACATAATTCTTATCAGTTGAATTTAGACCAGATGGAATTAAAAGGTCATTATGGTCAATATCATGCCTAACTGATAAAAAAAAATTCATATATGATTTTCTTTTGAAACTACCTTCTGCATCTTTATCTGAAATATGCTTTGGTACATCTTCAAACCTACCTTCTTCCCTTACTCTTTTTTTAAGATTGTTTTCTTTTAAATCTTTGCATATTTGTTTTATCTCAAAATAGCTGTCTTTTGCTTTTTTTCTTTTCATCTTATTCCTCAAATAATTGATATTGACCTTGCCCATTCTCTACAAACTTTTCTTTTTTGGAATAAATAAGTTTCATTACATCTTTTTCAGTTAGTTCATTTGCCCTAAGTCTTTGATATAACTTGATATTTATAGATTTTAGGTCTGACATTAAAGTTTCGTAGGAATTATCCATTCTTTCTTGTTGCTCTAATGTCAAACCATTATCTAAAAACATATTATACCCAACTGCCCATATCTAAATATTTTATCGCTTCATCTTTGGTAAAATGACCCTCATTAATCGCCCTTAGAACGTCATATGAGTGCTGTTTAGCAAATTTGTGTACAAATGCACTGCCTTGTTGTTTTTGTACTGCTTCCTTAAATATTTTTAACCTCATATCAAACTGCTCTAATTTTTCCTCGCTTGTTTTCTTAGGTTGTTCATCTAAATATTTTTTAGCTGATAACCAGAAAGCAGGTTGTTTAGCAAATTGTTTATCCTCTATAGAATTATAATAGTTATTATACATTGTAGCTAATTCTTCTGGTTTTACTAGCCATTCTTCATCTAATTTTACATAATTCTTTTCAGCTATACCCTTGCTTACTTTGTTAACTACCTTATCCCAAAATTTTAAAAAATAGGGGGAATAAGTAATCTTATTTATTTTTTTTGGGTAAGTGGTATTGGTAGTGGTAGGGGTAGGGGGGTTTTGGCTAGGTTTTTTTTCGCTTCCACCAACAGCCATTTGAGTAATAATTTCCTTTTTTGGTCTACCACCTAACCTTCCATTTTCCCTAGATGCTTCCATTCTCCTAGTAATATAAAGATATTCTTCTAATTGCTTTTCATTTTGATAATGGTCATTAACTAAAACAAAAAACTCTTTTAGTACATTATCACAAGCTATTTTTTCATCATCAGAATGACAACTTGCAATCCTATAATAGGTATTTTTATCACTAGGTATTCCAACACATTGTTTATTCCAATTCCAACAAAGTAATCTTATGTATATGCCACATTCAAGATTAGTTAAATGGCTTGTTCCAGAAACAAAAGAATCTGTAAATAAATACCATGCTTTTAGTTTTTCTCTTGGTTTTGAATTTTCATCTATAATCATATCGAACTCCATTTCTTTGATT